GGTGGTCCCAACGGTTGGAAGGTTAAGGTAATAGAAGAACAACAACAAGGGGGATGGGGACAACAAAACGGTGGATCTGGTGGTTCTGGTAATGGAAGTGGTGGCGCTGCCCCTTCTGCTGCAACGATAAGAGCGCATCAGCAGATCATGCAGCAAAGAAGCCCTATTATGATGGCTAATGGTTCATCGACTGGCTCTAGTAGTTCAAGTAATGGACAAAGTCAGCAACAGAAAAAACAGACCAGCACTAGCCTGAGTGAATTTAGTTTTGATAAGGATGACGTGGCTTTAATGCGAAGCAGGGATAATGATCATTATGTTAGAGCAGATGCTGGAAATGGACAAGTAATGGTTCATTCTAGTCAAGATATACACAATACGACTAATGGTGGGCAGATTGTACTTGATCCTGGTAGTGGTAAAGTTTATTTAGGAGGTGACCCTAAAAAAGACCGTTTCTGCGCAGTCATAACAACTTGTGGTCCTAGCAGAAACGTGTACGCTGTACCGGCTTAAGATATGAGAACCTACGGCAGAACCCAAGACGTTCGTTCTGGCAAGAAGACATGGTGGGTCGTCACTACCGATGTGAATGGTTTCAATGATTCAGTCTGGCTAACAGATCTTGCTCAAGTGTGTAAATTAAACTTGGGTGAGAGTCCATTTTTTGCTAACTTTGGCATACCGGCTCACCCATCTGTCGTGACTCAAGTGTTCCCAGATTTCTTTCTAGCTAGGACTCAGCAGCAGTTTGCTAGTCATTTTGCTTCGTTAATTCTGACGACATTGCCTGTGGACCAAGGAACGGCAGATAGCTTTGCTTCCGGTCAAGGTGGAGCGCCTGCTCCAAGGTATTATTTCAGTGTGCTGACAAACTACGGGTCTAGAATTGGAGTTACTTTGGCACCGGACTTTCCTACGGAGCAACCTATCTAATGGCTGTGCTTCCACTTGTAATGACGGATCAGGGGTTGCAACCAGCATCTCCATCAGATCTACGTGCGGCTTTGATCGCGCTCGTAGCAGCGACTAATCCAGATTACACCGCCAATCTGCCGGGATCATTAATCGAGGATATTTCAAGTACAGATACATTTGCCCTTGTTGAAAGTGACAGTTTCCTTGTAGACTTAGTAAACTCTGTCACCCCTTATGGAGCTAATGCCTTTCTATTAAATCAGCTTGGAATATTGTATGGGGTTGATCACCAGCCTATTACGAATACTGCGGTCTATGTAGTCTTCAGTGGACCTCCTGGTTATGTGGTAAATCAGGGTTTCGTAGTGGGAGATGGAACATATCAGTATATCTGTCAAAGTGGTGCAATTTGTGGCCTTGATGGCAATTCTCTTCCTGTCTATGCTTTGGCCACAGTGCCGGGAGCATGGGAAGTTCTGCCGAATACGGTAATTCAGTTCTTGACCTCTGTTCCTGCAAGTATTCCATTAACGTGTACTAATCCTATTTCCGGCATTCCTTCGATATCCGGAGAGCCTATTAGCGTCTTTCGTGAGCGGTGTTTTACCGCAGGACTTGCCGCATCCACAGGAATGGGTCGATATCTAAAAACTTTGTGTGGAAATATTCCTGGTGTTCAGGATCGATTAATTGCCGTACAGACAGAAGGTGACCAATATGTTGTGATTGTTGGTGGAGGTGATCCTTATCAAGTTGCTTATGCAATCTGGCAAGCAGATTTTTATATTCCTGGTCTTTCAGGGGCAACAATTCAGATTTCTGGCATTTCTAATACAAATCCTATAAGAATCACCACGGCTAATAATCATAATCTTATAACTGGTGATGTTGTAACGATTCTAAATGTAGTTGGAATGAGCCTTCTTAATGGTCAGCAGGTTACAGTAACCAGACTTGCTGATTCTGACCCACTAAAGGATACGGTATTCACAATAAATATTGATGGTACGCCATGGGGACCATATATATCTGGAGGGATAGTTACTCCTAATCCTATTAATACATATATCACAGTTTCTGATTTTCCAGATACGTTTCTTATTCCGTTTGTTATTCCACCACAGGAACGAGTTGCTATCATTGTGGTATGGCGAACAGATTCTCCTAACTATGTTTCACCGGATGCTATTGCTCAAGCGGCAGTACCAGAAATCGTAGCTTACATTGATTCATTACCGGCAGGAACTACCCCAATTAATTTGAATGTATTGAATAAGGTTTTCTTAGATTCAATTTCTACGATCTTAGTTGCTGAATATGTTGTTGATATAGAATGGACCATTTCTATTAACGAGGTTGGAAGGATCCCGGCTGCTGGGACACAAGTCATTTACGGTGATCCATATAGCTATTTTTATACAGAAAATGGCAAGGTCCAAGTATTGAAGGGCGGGCCATGATAGTTCTTCAACCTGGATTTGCAAATGAAGTTTCTCAAGCTGGTGTTTCAGTCCAGGTTGCTGATCCAACAATAGGTGTCAATGGGGGTGTCATTGTCAATCCTAAACATGCTATTGACCAGGGGCTTGCGGTTCCTGAATCTTTATTTGTTAGTTTATTTGGACCAACTCTTCCAAGTTCTATAACCGGAACTACTGAACTTGTTCCCGGGCAATCGTTTCTTGTTCCTCCGCTTGCGAATGCTTGGGTAAATGCAGTATCTCCTCATCATAAATTCACTGCTTTCTTTACTGTACCGTTAGTAATCCAGTATCCGCCTACTATTGTTCCTGGTCAACCGGGTTCTGATATTCCAGGAGTAGCTGCGGAAGTTGGAACGCAACCATTTCCTCCGAGAAGGGTGACAGGATTAACGACAGTTATCCCGTCATACTTATATCAACAGTATACAGATGATGATGATTGTCAGGGATTTGTTGATGCCCAAAATGAAATGCAGCAGAACTTTGTTGATACATTCAATGCTTTGAATCTTCCTATTTATACTGGTCCGATAGTTGCCGGAAAACTTTTAGATTGGGTTGGACGTGGTTTATATGGAATGATGCGACCCTCCTTAGGGAGTGGTAAGCCGGATCTAATGGGGCCATTGAATACTTATGGATGTAACTGGCTCGTTCCAATGTGGGATTTTGCCCCGTTACTTTCACCAGAAGGAAACTGGAATGTAGCTGCCAATAGTCCTGATATAACTCCAACAAATACATTCCCAATAAACGGTTCTTATTGGAATGCCATCACTGTTAATCCAGCAGTGCCGGAGACTGCACCTCCTGGTCTTCCTGGTATAAGTGGTCTTACAATTCAAGAAGGTGATAAGATTCTATGGAGTGCTCCGCAGGGCAATAACCCTCCGGCAACCACAATTCAACCAACATACTTACAGATAAGATCTTCTGCAATAGATGCTCCGTTTGGCTTAAATATGATTGGACTGTATGGTCCTATCAATGTCTACTTAACCGATGATGATACTTATCGCAGGATTCTAACTTGGCATTTCTTTAAGGCGGACGGAAATTACTGGTCGACTGAGTTTTTGAAGCGTCGAATATGGCGATTTCTGTATAATATAAATGGAACATCTACAGACTTTGCAGTAGATCCTATGTTAGGATATGTACAACCTCCTTCTGGATATGCAGATCCTGAAGATGCTTTTATTGCAGATAAACGACAAATCAGTGTTACATTAGGAGTAGATCGTAATGTTACTATTCGGTTTGTTTTGGGAAAGCGAACAATAGGTCCAGTACCATTATCATTTCCACCACCGATCCATGCAGGTAATGGTGGAGCAATGATGAATTATCTTGGAGCAAATGGATTTAATCCTGCTTTTGAAGTATCTCCTCCTTGGGATATAGGGTTTGAAACAAAAGGAGGAGTTACTATGAATGATCTTGAGACTAGTTATGAGAGATACCCGCCTTTGCCTTTCATGTATGTTTTCAAACAAGCTCTAGACCTCGGAGTTTTAGAGGTTCCGTACCAGTTCAATTTCACCTGCTATATTGGATAGGGGAGACAAATGACCATCCTCTTCAGTAATAATGCTTCTACCACAATTTCTGGGAGTATTACCGCCACTGATCTTACTGTTGCTCTGGCATCAGGAACAGGAGTTATATTCCCGCAGCCAACTGGAGGTGACTACTTTGTCTGTACTTTTTATGACCAGCAAACAAAGACAATTAATGAGATTGTTCATGTTACGAATATAACCGGAGACGTTGCTACGATTGTAAGAGCGCAGGAAGGAACCACGGCAAAAGCTTGGAATACTGGTGATATTTTTGCTAACCTGATTACTGCTGGAACTTTAAGAGCATTTGTTCAGGCCGGTACAGGACCGGCTGATACGTCTATCGTTTATGTAGGGACTGACACAGGAACTCCTAATCATATCGTTGCAGTAACGAATCCTGTTCCTCCTAATCTTGCAACAGGAATGTTGTTCAATATTCTATTGAAGAATGCCAACACTAGCGCGACTGACATGGCTTTGAATGGATTACCAGCACATCTCTGTAAACATACAGATGGATCAGATTTTACGCGAGGTGATGTTTTTGCCGGGTTGGAGTATACGTTTGTTTGGAATGGTCAGACTTTTTCTTCAACCATTATGAACGTTCCGAAGAGACCTCCGCAAACAACTTTCTATGTTAGAGCAGATTCTACAAGTATTGTTGATTCCAATGGTATTGAAAGTAATACCGGATTTGCTAACACTCCACAGGATGCTTTCAGAACTATTCAAGGAGCAATGAATACAATTCAAGCTCTTTATATTTCTTCACAAACTATTACACTTAGGGTAGCTGATGGAACTTATACAAGTGGATTCCAACATTCGTCGCAATATATTAGTCAATATGAGGTTATTGGTAATCAGGCTAACCCTGGAAATTGTCTTATTGATTGTACTTCGGTAAATGTTAATTCCTATGTTCCTGGATCTCCTACCGCTATTTGTGCTTCGGTGGGAGAATTTGGGAATGTTATTCTATCTGGGTTTTCCTTTAAATCTTTTTCACCAAATATAGTAGGAGGGGTAGGTGTTATGCAAGTTTCGGATTGTAATCTTTCTTCTCCTACAAGTGGAAATCGTGCTATCGTTGAGTGTGTTCTTTCTGCTAATATGCAATTCTTTGGTAACATTCATATTGCTACTCCACAAGCATGTACGGCTGTATTCCAAGCATGGCAAAATGGACTTATTTATATCGGTGTCAGCGATTACTTTGGTCAAGATGTATTGAATCTATATTTCGATGGCACTGTTACCGGAAGTGCTTTCATGCACGCATTTACTGGAGGTGTTATGCTTGTTCATAATGACACAGGGTCACAAGGAAATACGATTGTTGTTCATGGCGGACCATTTAATGGATATGAATATTTAGCCGATACTAGCGGTGGTATTGACTTTTCTGTAGGAACTACATATTTTCCTGCTACTCAACCCGGCATTGCCACACCTCCTGGGTATGTGACCTAGTCAATGACTTAGGGAGAATTTCATGAGCACCCCTGTTCAAGGTCTTGCAGTTGCAACACCTTCTACTGCTGGTCTTGCTGTCAATGCTATTGCTGCCAATCAGACAGGAGGTTATATTGTGAACCCTCTCTTGGCAGCAGATCAAGGGATTGCAACCGCAGAAGTCTTGTATGTTGATCAAGTAACGAATGCTGGCGTCGTAGCTAATGGTACGACCATAGCTCTAGAACCTGGTCAATCATATACTGTAATTCCGAATACAACTACTCCGGTTAGTGTCGCATCGCAAAGCGCAAATCATAAATTCACCGCTGTTCAGTGGACCTAAGATGGATCAAGTAACCCCACGTGAAGAGATCTTAGGTTCTGGAGCTGGTGGTCCACTCACTGCTCCAACTCCATGGGTCGTATATGCCGGGTATCTTCAATATCCTGGTGGAGTAGTAGTCGGGAATCCTACTGGCGGAAACAAAGGCCCAGGAACACTAAATCTTTCAAGCATATATCTTAATGGAGTTCTTGTAGACTTAACCAAATATCTTCTTCTAACCGGAGGCACACTCACCGGCAAACTGACTTTAGCAGTAGTTCCTACTGCTGATTTTGATGCAGCTACGAAAAAGTATGTAGATGATAAAATCGTAACTGTAAATGGAAATTTTGCCAATTATCTTCCTCTAGCCGGTGGGACATTGACTGGAGCGTTAACTTTGTCAGGAGATCCTACTACCGCTCTTCAAGCTGCTACGAAAGAATATGTGGATAATAGAACAGGGCAAGTCATTGCCATTGCGGATGCTCCTAGTGATGGAAAGACCTATGGCCGGAATAATGCGGCTTGGGTAGAAACTAATCAGATTGATGTGGGGACATACTGATGGTTGCCAAGATACAGATTCTCCGTTCTATTACTCCCGGTAGTCGTCCCGCTGGACACACGTATGGTGAACCATACGTCAACTTGGGGGATAATCAATTAGGAGTCTTTGATTCAAGTAACGTGGCCCGTGATCTAATTGGCGTGCCGATGTTTTCACCAGGAACGACTTATGTCGCTGGTCAAGCAGTCAGTTATCAAGGACTTCTATATATTGCGAGACAAGCTATATCAGCAGCAGCATGGAATGCTGCTCAATGGTTTCAACCACTTCAACAAGTAGTGACAGGTGGATTGCTTTCCTTTGTATCTGCAACCCAATTAAAATTCGCTCCGTATAATGGAAATTATGTAAAGATTAATGGTGTGCTCTATCGGATCCCGTCCCCAGGTGGCATCGCAGGTCTGGGTAATACCAACATCACTATCAACGGTGTTGCTGGACGAACTCCCGTTGTCAACAGTCCTTATCTCGTCGCCGTGTTCAACAATGCTGGTGTTCTCACCGCTGACTTTCTCACCGGCTACACACACGGCCCGAGCGCGACCGTTGGCAATGAGGGAGTTGAAGTTTCCTTTCTTTCTGGCACTGAAGCACCAGACCGATCGATTATTGGTCTGGTCTATTTCGGTCCTTCTGGCCAGTTTATGGATCAAGCAGATGTCCGTTGTGTTCGTTCTTGGTTTAATCAACCGGGAGGAGTTACAGCTTTCGGGAACAATTTTAATGCTCCTGGAATCACTAACTCTGGTTCCTGGGTTGGACAGGGAGCACTTGCGCAAATCGTTTGTTTTGCAGGCGAAAGAGTAGAAGGGGGGTTCAACGGGTATGCTTCTAACACCGTTCTCAACCAGGATACTTACACGACAGTGCTGATTAATGGTGGGGCACCTTCCGGCGCTTTTGGATATGGTTATCATAGCACTGTTGGTGGCAATGGATTTGGCTCGATTGCTCCACGTGCCAGTTGGATTTCAGGTACTGATACTTCACATTATGCCCAGGTGGGTGCACAGGTGAGTGCGGGTGGTAATGGCACGATTAATGGTTATTCATGGATAAGATCTTCTAGGTAAGGATAATACTCGATGGTTGCTATAATCCAAATCAAACGCCGAGTAGGTTCTGCTGGTGCTCCAACAGCATTAGCTGAAGGCGAACTCGGATTTCATGATCCTGGAGGTGGTCCAGCTAGTCTTTATGTTGGCACCACTCCAGCAGGAATTTTGACTCTTGTTGATGCTACTCGGCAGGTTGAGATTGCCGGAGCACAGACTATTTCGGGTGTAAAAACGATCTCTGTTGCAAATCTAAAAATAACAGGAGGTGCCAGCACCAATGTTATGACTACCGATGGTGCTGGAAATCTATCTTGGTCAGCAGCACCAGGAGGTGGAATTACAGCCGTTTCGCATGATACAACATTAGCCGGGGATGGTAACGTCACTCCACTCAGTGTTCTTAAACTGGCGACAGGGCGCAATATCGGCATCACTGCTACAGGAGGGACGACAATTACTCAGTCTCCGGCACTCTTTGATGGCAGTGGAAACGTATCGATCACTAATTTTGAAGTTACTGTTCTTGATGGAGGAACCTATTAAGAGGAAAAAGAAACCTACTCCAAAGAAGAAAGAACCTGAAAATCTACAGGCTATCATTGCACATCATCCCAATGGTTTAATCGTAATTCAATTAAACCAACCGCTTCAAAGTCTTTTCTTAAGTGCAGATGAAGCTACTGCAATCGCCAAGGCTCTTTTAGTGGAAGCACGCAGGGTTAGGATGATGAGAAATGAAACCCTCAACTCTGATCATAGTGCTAATAATACTCCTTCTCATTGGGGCGATAGCCTATAGATATTCGGCAGCTCAACCGCAATCGGCTAAACCACTTGATCTTTATGGCGACACGCCGCTCGATGCGGTGTTATTGCCAATCGATCGCAAGGCACTTGATGAGGCTTATCATGGACATCTTATTAAGTTATGGAATGTGTGGCTTACTGATGGTGCTAAAGATGCGACTCGCTTTAGGAATGGACTACACATTTCACGCAATGCTTATGATATAGCAGCGAAGGCTATCGCTGTACGTGAACAAGTGTTGAAACAGCAGGAACAGGCAAAATGAAAATAGTCATCTCATCTGGCCATGGAAAATACGTGCGTGGAGCCGAGGGCTATATCGATGAGGTTGATGAAGCTCGCCGAGTTGTTAACCGGGTGGCTGAAATCTTGCAATCTGCTGGCCATATTGTGAAGGTATTCCATGACGATGTCAGCAAAACCCAGAGCGATAATCTTAATAGAATTGTGAATTATCATAATTCTCAGGGGTCACACGATCTGGATGTATCAGTGCATTTCAATGCGTATGAGACAACGTCCAAGCCTATGGGAACAGAATGCTTGTATGTTACTCAGGATGAATTAGCTGCTGATGTAAGTGATTCTATTGCCGCTTCCACTAGTTTACTAAACAGAGGAGCTAAGTACAGGGGTGATCTGGCATTTCTTAATGGTACTAATGAACCAGCTATTCTAATCGAAACTTGTTTTGTAGACAGTCAGGCAGATGTTGATATTTATCGTATGAAATTCGAAGATGTCTGTGTTGCTATTGGAGAATCTATTACTGGTGAAACCATTTCTGATCGGCCAGAAAGGCCAGAAAGGCCAGAAAGGCCAGAACCTCCATCGGAATTTCTGTTTGAGGTTACTGGTACATGCTCATGGTTTGGTGGTCCCAGTGATGAAGGTGTTGATCCTGATGAAGGTTTGGCATTTATTTATGAGGTTGAACAAGCTCCTCATTTATTCTTATCATTCCAACCTCCAGGAACTACAGGTCTGGCACGAAGGCTCAATCCTAATGTTCACTACATCGCTTGCCGGTGGGATTATGATGTTACATCGAAGGATATGCTGCGCGAAAGCGGACAAGTCGCATTAGTCCGTGTGCCGGGAACTAATAGGGCGCTGACGGCATTTCCTGCGGATTGGGGACCACATGAAGATACCGGCAGGGTTGCAGATCTTTCACCAGGTCTTCTGAAGGATCTGGGCTTGGAAACTGATGATGAAGTTGAGGTAATATACCCGTGGACTGCGGAGGTCTAGAATGGTAGCACACGTTCCAGGAGTAGTTTCAATCCCTATTCGTACCACTGCATTACAGACTGAAAGGGGAATTAATCCAACACCATTTGATCCTACGCTATCGATTCAAAAACCCAAGTACGTTTCTCCTAGTGCGACGACTACTACCCCTCCGGGTGAAATCACGGAAGTCTTGCACGATTCGACAATGACTGGCGATGGTGTTAGTACTCCTCTTAGTGTGGTCAAAATTGCGACACCACGCAACATCGCTATCACTGCTGTTGCCGGAGGTGTGAAAATTGCACAGACTCCAGCGGCTTTTGATGGTAGTGCGAATGTAGCGATTAGTAATTTCGATATTATTGGCTTAGATGGAGGTTCGTACTAAAACCGGGGCAATATGGATGGTTAGGCCGCTTTCAGGGACGCAGGGACCTATGCGTAATGGCCTTAACAGAGTGCCCGGTAGGGGTGGTATACCCCCCACTTCAGCAGAATGTAAGGCCCTTAACTAATTCGTCCTAGTCACAGGAAAAAAGTCCACAAACCGACCCATACTCCACATTGCATCTACAACCCTGAATTGGCCTAAACGAACTCCTTGTCCTTCTCTAATAATCATAGCTTCAGCACCAAACTTTTCACCAGACTTAAATTCTATTTGAACACATACGATTTCATACTTTTCTAAATCAGAAGGTAGGATACTTGTTGGTATTCGATCAAATTTATTCTTAATGAATTTGGCCCAAGCCTCTGCCATATAAACAACGACATCAGGCTCAAACCTTTTGACAAGATCCTTTATTCCCTGGCTTACAATTTCCTTGTGGGCTGCATTCTCGTAATGAACTGGAATACCAAATCGTTCATCATTCTTTATTAGAACCACCATGGGGTTAAGCTCTTTTCGCTCAAGAAAGATCCTTTCAACTATTTTGAGCTCTAGGTCTACAAACTCGCGCGCTTCCATGGCTATTCTCCTATTTGATTGTATGCCCATTCCCGCCAGCGTTTATAGAGTAGAAACGGGGCCTGATGGCTCAATCCCAATTCTTCCCCTATTTGTCGCCAGTGCATATTTTTCTCATCCTTAAGACGAACGATCCTTAGAACTTTCTTAGGATCTCGAGGACCTGTAGCTGGTCTGCGGCTGTGAGAATGAGGGGTATGTTTTTTACGGATACGACCTTTGTACGTTAGATTTATATCAGCCATGATCTGAACTCATCACCAACTAGAGTGGAACTGATAGCTATCTTCTTACGGAGCGTTTGTATTAGCTTCTGGCATATTGTACCATAAGTGCGCAAATCTATGTAGGTAACACTTTTCGTCTGGCCAATTCTATGTGCGCGGTCTTCGCTTTGTTGGCGATCTTCATTGTCGAAAGAGTTCGCGTAATAGATGACAAGATTACAGGCTGTCCAAGTATTGCCGAACTTGCCGACACTCTGGTTGCTTACTATGAAACGACAGGCATCATCATTTTGAATACGGGAACGAGCCTCTAACCGTTCATCTAGTTTAGTCTCTCCCCAGAAGCCTACCGTACTATCGGGACCGAATTCATCTTGAAGTCGGTCCCGAATTTTTCTTAGTGTGCGCGGATACGGAGCCCAGATAATGGCCTTCCCGGCATGTTGCTGAAGTATTTCTACAACAGCATCGGTTCGATTTTCTGGTATATCTTCTACTTCGCCGTCTTCTTTTCTCACATGTCCACATATAATATGCTGAAGCTTTCCTAACTGGTCCAACTTCATGCTTGCCGTGGCGAACTCGCCACTGGCAAGTTCAGCCATGGCAATATCACGCATCTGATTGTATATGCGTTCCTGCTCTTTGGTTAGTTCTACATCCCAGAACTGGTAAATTTTAGGTGGTAGATCGAGTACATCTTTCTTAAGAACTCTATAGCTAAATTTCATTATCTTCTGATTAAGTTCATCCATGTTACGGTAATTGACGATGACAGAAGGGGGTCGATAAAATTTCCTATTAATTTCATCCATAAGTTTCTGAGCAGCGGGCCGGAAATCCACTTGCTGCAAGACTGCATATCTATTTTTGAACCCCCAGAAAGACTTTTGCCCTATAATCCGCCAATCTAGGTAACGATATTGTGGGTAAAGATCCATAGGGCTTTCTGGCGCAACTAACCCAGATAAGATACGACGGGTTTTGAATCGATGAGCTACTTCTTCTAAAATAAATGTGGTTCGTGCCGCACCTTCATGACACATTGTTGTAGATTCATCAACAACACCAATGACTTGATGACCTTCAATAAACTTGAGAAGATATTCTCTTGCAGAACCCTCCCGGTTGAGCGCCTCTATATTCATCGCCAAGAATCGTGGCTTACGAGCATAGAGTAAATTATTCAGAGTTTCCCGCTGTGTCTTATTAGCTCCGCTTCTCCAGTTATCAGCGTACATGCCGGTGATTTTGTCTGGTGGAATCCATTTGGTAAGTTCCCCAGGTTCCTCATCTGTGCCTATCCAATTCATATAGCAGCCCTTCGGTGCAAGGATAACTAGATCCTCTGCACGACTATCTGCCACACGCGCCATCCAATCATCTAGCACCGGGCGTGACTTGCCGGTGCCTTGTTCCATAATCAGAGCAAAGAATTCATTTTTCCACAGTAGTTCCGCTGCCGTTTTCTGGTGTTTGTAGTGAGGATCCACCAAACTTCTCCTTCATCATCTGTTCTCTTTCCCCCTCATTCCACAATTTTACCTTTGGCCATCTTTGTTCATCACAAAGATTGTTGAAATATCTGCAAAGTTGAACACCATACTTGTCAACATTCCACCACATATAATCACTTGCTCGCCATGCGGCACGAGCCTTTTCTTCATTTGTTTTGGCGTCGGCAGCAATGAGTATTAGATCCAACAGATCCTTCACTATTTTTAGTTTGGCATCATGATCTAATTCCATATCTACTCCTCGCTCCCGTAAAATGTTTTCAGTTTCCCGATCCATTTTATCCTCCTTATCCATACATGCCGGGGAACTCACAGTCTTCTGCGTTTCCTTTGGCAGTATCTAGTTCTTCCACAAGTAATTCGGCAGCTTCTTTATATTGAGCCTCATCTTCAATATCATTTAATGCTTCCATACAGGCTTCGAGAATCATGACAGCCTCGGTACAGCGAACGGCGCGTGACTGCTTGCGCTTGCGATTAGGTTCTGCAACCTCGATCTCAATCCTACCAAGACCATCAGGAATATCTGGTTCTACCAGACCTTCTAATGTTTCTTGGGTAGTACGGATAAGATCGTACTTAGCTGTAGTGCCGAACTTTTCTTCGATGTTGTCGCCCCATTCGCCCATTTCCGCGCCTAATTCTTCAAAGACGCTAAAGGCATTACTCACCGCATCAGCAATCGTAGTCTTAGCCATGTCTCCACCCCTTCCTTTTATAGTATCCACCTTCTTTCCACTTATCTTGCATATTTTCTTCTTGCGAACCTTCCCTAATATGGTTAGGATTTACACAGGTCCCATGATCACAAGAATGAATTGCACAGTATCCGGATTTAATTGGGCGACCTAATTTCCTTTCTAATATCAAGCGACTTACGATATAATGCTTGTTCTTGTATGGTTCATTTGAAACACGAATAACCCCATAACGTGATATGGGTTTCCATTTAATTCCAGGCCAAAACATACATCCAAATTCATCTGGTGTTATTTCATCACAAATCTGATAAAACTTTTCTAACGTCATAACCATTCCCCCATATAGCAGTATACCACGGCCCACCTTAAGAGTGTAGCCCATGAAATATATTATGAATCTCTTGAAAGTTCCAATTGCTCGGTCCTCCTGGCCACATATCAGCATAGACATTTTCTAATCCACCATCATGTAAAGCTTGAGCTTGATCTCCACGCATGAGCCATAATTCATCAGCTCCTTCATGTATCTTTGCCGATGGTATACGTCGCACAGCAATCCAAGCATTTCCACCACTCCGGCAGCGGCGATCGAGCCATGCTACCTGGAATGGTTTGAATGCTACGTAGAATATTTTAGTCTGTTTGAATTCAACCCAACCCTGTACTCCCCAAGGGGAGCAAAATTCACTGTCAGGGACCCCATTTGCTGTCCCGGCAGTTTCTATAGATGTCCACTGGTATTTGTGGAGCTTAGTTCGGAATATATGTCTTAGACCCCCATCTTTCATTTTATGAGGGAATCTAACGTATGTTTAAGATCATCGTCTAAATTGGTTTGTGACCGCAACCATTTCACGTAATCTAAGGGAAGTTGATTAAATGGCATTCCACGATGCTTTCCAAACCCAATATTCTTTAGTCGAACTGGTTGTTTGGAAAGATTCAATAAATGTTCTGGAGAGTACTGTTTCAACATCTTTAGCAGAATACCGGCAGTCGTATGAACATCATACAGGGCTTGATGCGGGTACCTGTTCAAAACTTCTGGGACAACTCCTAACCAATAACGAAGAACTTGGTTAGAATAGCCGGGAGCTGCGGGCCACATATGCTTCGCAGATCTGAGGGTGCAGATCCAAGGCCGGTTAATTTCTGGTAGGAACTTTGAATCAAAATCACTATTATGTGAAACCATGAACGTGGTTTCATCTATATGCTTTTGTAGATTCAAAATTGCTTGATACCTGGAAATAGCTCCCTTTTCCTCGGTTAGCATTTCAGGTTGGATGTGGTGAACAGCTTGAGCGTGTGGAGAAATATGCCCTTGGAATTGAATATAGTTTTCAGCTTCAAATACTTTTTCCCAGGCTTGGCCGTTGTGTGAAAATTCAATCCAAGCCAATTCCAACAACTTAGCTCCCTTGTCAGGATCTAAGTCAGACGTCTCAGTATCTACCACAATCAATTTCATGATAGAAGTGGACCCCGTTGAGGGGGGCACGACAACGGGGTCCGAGCCTGCTCAAGCAGCGGGGGCTGTCGCCGGGGCCTGAGTGGGCTGAGCAGGAGGAGGAGGTGGAACCGGAACAACCGTTGGACCAATGTGGATGAACTTGTGTTCCTGATCCCAACGCATGTCGGCGTAGGTCTGTCCTTCCGTACGCTGGAAGTCAGCAGCGAGCTTCTCGACATACTGCTTGACTGTCATTCCAGTGTGATACCGCTTGAAGCGGTCATTCGCGGTGCGAGACTTCGCGTTTTCCTTGAGCACGGTGATGACGTGCTCTTCCGGAGGCTTGGGAAGACGCGGACGCGGAGCAGCCGCTCCTTCCTTCTTGATCTTAGGAGCCTTGGGCTCCTTTTTCACTGCCGTCCCCGCAGGAGCGGGAGCAGTAGCGGGCTTCGCACCAGCCGGAGGAACAGTTCCAGAAGCCTGACCAGGTACTGACATAGATTTCTCCCTTCTTTTGTTGAACATTCTTTACATAGCACATCTGGGGGAAGAAAGCAACCCCCGAGAGAAAATTATTTTTTCAGTTGACCCCAATTAGGACCAATCTTAATATCAGTTAGCATAGGGATAGTAATAACAGGACAACATTCTTCCATTATCTTGGCACAGGCTCTTGCTTCCTCCTTATTCTTAATGCTAAAGCAGAGTTCGTCGTGGACTTGTAGCAAGGGCTGGAATCCAGCTTTGTAGACTTCTACCATCGCTTTCTTCGTTTGCCGTGCTGCACTCCCCTGGATCATCCTGTTAAATGCTTTGTGAGTATATGCTCGCTTCATCTTTTCCCCGTACCAGGGATGCTTGGGGTCATTCTTACGACGGTCTATTTCTTCTTCCGAACATGGTAATGTATCTATACTTCTATCCTTTTGCTTAAATTCCCATTCCCTAGCAAAGTCCCTATATGCTGGCTCCCAAAGATTAAAGTGATTTCGTGCCCCATCTATCAGTTTAATATATCCGTTATTGGTTGCATACCTGGAATAGTGGCTCGCTGCCTCACGGACAAATGGCAGTTCACTATCGTATTGGTCCATAGTTTCTTTGGCTTCTTCCTCACTCATACCTGTCATTAAAGCAAACTTCTTTATTCCGGCTCCATAACTCTTAGCAAAATTCACATCCTTAGCACGTGGACGAGGTAATCTAGTTATATTCATAACATAGGTGTGGAAATCTGTGTTTGGATCATTTCTATACATTTCAGCAGCACGGCTCGCACCGCGTTTCCTTACAAGTTCAGCTACGAAAACTATGAGCCGATATTCCTGTTGCCGGTAATCAATGCTGCACCATTGTTCATCTTCCTCTGCCTCAAAGCATGAACGAACAAGAGGGGCTGTTTCTTCATCTCGATCAGGGCTTGGGGTTTGTTGAAGTGGTGGGTCACTATAACTAAACCGATGGCTACGAGCTCCTCCACCTTCGTGTCGGAATTGGTTTACCGTAGGGAAGACTCTACCCTTATGAGTATAATCTACAATAAAATTCCGTAGAAATTTTTCGGCCACATCTGTTAGACTCTTGATCTTATGAACAGCACGTGGAAACCAATGTTGATGATTGGCCATAAATCCTTTTTCAAAACTTGCCTGTCCTTCAGTATATTGTTCAGTTGGCATGGTCCTAGGATAAACTAAATCGCGTTTATCAAATTGGTCTCTTAGCCAGTGATTAGACCTTATTTCTTTCACTGTAATTTTGTCACCAGTTGATTTGCTAAGATCATATAACATATCATTGCATCGTTCTTCAATAGCCTTGGCCGTTTGCTCAGCTTTATGCTTATTTACTCGTATTCCCCGTTGCTTCATCTTTAGAGTAATTGGCATTAGATCACGTTCAATCTGATATGCAGCATCTAAATTTTCTTCGGTAAGTAAAGGACGTAATTTTTGGGCGAGTTGGAGGGAACTTACAGCATCCTGTTCTGCATATGGACCCACATATTCAGCCGGGTATTCATGCATAAACTGTTTGATTTCTTTCTCTTTCACTTTGTAACAACTCGCATATTCCTTGAGTAACCTTTCATCCTTGCCGGGTAATCCCTGCCACCGGCAGAGTTCATCTAATGTGAACGAAGGAAGGTTTTCATTTATCATGGAAGCCATGGCTTGCGTATCATCTATTAAGACGGGTGGTGGTATATCGAATATAGCTTGAATCCATCCCCAATCGTACTGGAAGTTGTGAAATATAAAGCGAGTATGATTTTGTGCTGCTATAGACTTTAGCCATCGCCCTACAAGGTCTCGATCAAGATATGTTTTACGGTCGTGGCGGAGTGGGACGTATATCTTTTGATCACGCCATGCCGCAGATATTCCACAGATAAATCCTGTGCTTATGGCATTCTTATCACACTTGAAAAATCCTGGTCCACGGTTCTCTCTTAATGACGGGTCGCAGGTTTCTGTATCTATAGCAACTTCTTGTTCTTGAGAAAGATCAGGGAGTTCTGTTGGAACCTTCCAGCTACTAGCTAGATGTGCGAAGGGGAGAAGAACTTGATCGAACACTGGTTGACGCCGCGCGGCCATTGGCTACCTGCCCTATGCCCTTAGATGATTCTTTGCTGCCCGTCTGGATGGTGCGTAATGCCCTTAACAGGAGGGGCGGGTAGTGTGGTAGCCCACCCCCTATTCCTCGCCCAAAACCGATGCGTGATGACCTCCATCTTCTGGTGTACCGGGGCGGTTAGATTCTTCTACAGGCGGCTGTTTAGCGATCTCAATGATATCTTCCAGCACTAAATGAGCTGTGTGAAGATCGTCCTGATCCCGGTAATTACTGAGTATCAGAATGTATTCTTCTTCAATAATACTTAAATGATTGATAGCAGAAAATCGACTTACTTCATATCCAATTTCAGTGCGGGTAAGTTCTCGCACAGTAGATTTAGTGCTGTAAGATTCTATCAGTTTATCAAGGTAATGCATGGCCTTGTGAAGGTCATCTATTCCACCCTTCTTACGCCATCGAGCCACATACTTAGTAGAACAGCCCTCCAAATAACCAAGAGGGATTTTGATGGCCAAATCCCAATGTATGTATTGACTTGCATAATGGGATGGAACTCTTTCATTAGCAGACATTATATGGTGCTCCCTCTTTCCCTGAGCCAACCGTTAACTTCTTGTGACAGACAAGACTCAGCAGCTAAACGCTGAGCCGCGTACATGGTTTCTATCATAAATATTTCTGCATATTTGTTTCCCATATTTAATTCATACTCACCAGTTTCGTGCATTTCCAGATAATCACATATTTTGACCTGAATTCTTTCTTCCTTAGTTAGTTCAGGTAATTTAAGATCAAGTTGCTTTAGGCCGATGAATTCTGCATTGTCCATTGCTTCTTTGAGCCTTGGAACTGATTTTTTAACACCGAAAGGAATATCTCCGGCATACAATTCCCCACTATCATGGTGAAGGCAATAGTAGAGTACTTCCACACGAGGGAATCCAAATACTTCTACGAATATACAAGCGACACGCCAGCAATGATGTCCTACTGTTTGGACATTTATCATCGGCCAAGTCGAATACCGCTTGACACATCCGGCCAAATATCGGGAACTGTAAACACCCTGACGGTCAACCATGGTTTCTCCTTTGTATCCATTCTGTTCCTGCTTTGCGCCAGTCTGCTGCAATAACACTTTCCATCATATCAAGAGCTCCGGGAATATCTTTTTTCTTATATAGATAGTGTGCTTCAGCCATTGGAAGAACTACTTGCCCCAAGAACGGATCAGAAATCATACCACTATAAGCTTCCTTGCCCTCGTGTATTCCATCTATCCATTGCATAGTTTCTTGTAATTCTTTATCAAATGTTTCAGGATATGTAATCAGAGGCTGTGTTTGTTCATAGTCCCATGAATTTTTCAAGGCTACATATAGATTTGAGTTTACGGTGGGTTTCAAACGCTTCTGCAACATATCCAAATGTTCTACATAAAGATGCAGATTGGTCGAAATCTGCCAATATCTCCCCACATCTATTCCTATCATACTTGCTACATATTCTTGCATAAGTGGAAAATGAACGGCGTTAGCACCGCAGCATCCCCATATCAAATCATTGGATCGATTGAATACAGTCATATCTAATCCATTATCTTGAATACGAAATGTTACTACAAGATTACAAGGTTTAGGACCCAGAGGCATCATTAAATCATCACATCCGGCTCCCCACATTTGGAGCACGGCTTGCCGGGTAGTAGGATCTTTTTTCAACTGTCTAATAATTTCAAATAATTGATCATAACCTAAACCGTGTCGCCATCTCCGGCCATATGCATCGGGTATTATACCACCGACACCATACGTTAAGCTGAAGTCTTTGATATAATGATCAAGAAATGCTCCATCACTTCTACCAGCCAACATCCACATGGCTTCCATTAAATGGAAGAAAGGATTTGCATCTCTTACTTCGTTTATTAGAACGTGCTGTTTGGGATATTCATAACGAATAGAGACAGGAGTTTTAGCAACCCAAGCATCACCGTTCCTGGTCTTTTCTCTTTCTCCAGAATGTAGGATGTGTCGCAATGCTTTAGGCAGAGCATCACGGACATTAGCCGCATGAATCACGTACATCAGTTTCCTCCTTTATAGCGATACGTGCGCCGCTTAGTATTAGATCACGTGGGGTTCCCCAACTTATTGGAGTATAGCTGGTCCTTAATGCTATCTTTTCACTTTGCATAGAGTCAAACACGTGACTAAGGTATGGTTCTTGTTTAGTTTTTATAATTGATTCTGATACACTAATAAACTCATCATAAGCATTCTTATGAATAAAATATGCTCCTTGTACAGCGTATTCTGATATACGATTCTTTTCTTCGATATGATTAAATGATCCTATCTTATCAACATAGGAAAAGGCTGGATTGGCACTACGACTTACTAGAACTCCAGAATGGTTTAATTCAGAAAGTTTATCTAAATCGTTAGTAGTGTTGAGAATATCACAATCTAGTATTAGATAAGAATCCCAAGCACCATTGTCATAGTCACCCAAGATACTCACCATTTGAAGTGCTGTATCTGCTGGTCCTTTTGTTACACTTATTTCAGTTGACCAAACTCCTGGTGCCATAAACTCGGTTCCTGGAGGAACTGCTATATGGACTCCACCAAACTTAAAAGGAATTGTGTTGATCACATGCTGGAGCATATAGACGCTTGTTCCACGCCATACGATTTCTAAGAATGGCTTGGGAATATCGATCCCAGCTTCTAGGAACCGTTTGCTTTGACCAGCCGCAAGGATAATCACATACATAGTTCCTCCAATTCTTTTCCTACTCGTGTTGCCCATTGCGTCGCACTGTCGAAGATATCCCTCTTAGCGATTCGTTCAACAGCAATCTTAGCCCAATAGATAGCTCGCCTTGCTATATCATAATCTTTCATAAATATTGGCCAATCGTATTGTATAAGCGGAACTCCACGTAAAACCACTTCCCATCCTAATAAAGACTGTAACATCTTTCCATAGTCTACTCCCT